AACGGCAGCAAACGCTCGCGTCAATCTTTTGCCCTCGTACACCAGCAACGCCAGCAAAGTGCTGGCGTTGAACAGCTCTGCAACTGATGTAGAGTGGGTGACGGCCAGTGCGGGCGGTGGCGTTACTTCGTTTAGCGGTGGTTCAACTGGTCTTACCCCGTCCACAGCAACAACTGGCGTAGTCACTTTAGGCGGTACGCTTGGTTTGGGCTATGGTGGTACGGGTGCAACGACTGCATCTGGCGCTCGGTCTAGTCTGGGGCTTGCGATCGGTACGGACATACCTGGGCCTACCGGTACAGGCGCTTCAGGCACGTGGTCAATTAGCATCAATGGTAATGCTGCAACGGCTACCAATGGTGTCGTAACTACAGGTTCTTACTCTAATCCAACTTGGATTACGGCACTTGCGGGCAGCAAGATCAGCGGAGATATTTCTGGTAATGCTGCTAATGTCTCCGGCACTGTTGCTATTGCTAATGGTGGTACCGGGCAGACTACGGCTGCTAATGCGATCAATGCGCTTTTGCCGTCACAGACTTCTCAGTCTGGAAAGTTTCTAACCACTAATGGATCTACTGCTTCGTGGGCCACTGCTGGTGGAAGTGGTACGGTCACCTCAGTCGCTGGTACTGGCACGGTCAACGGCATCACGCTTACCGGTACGGTTACTTCTACTGGCAACCTGACTCTCGGTGGCACGTTGTCGGGCGTGAGCTTGACCAGCCAAGTCAGCGGCACTCTTCCGGTTGCTAATGGTGGTACGGGACAGACTAGCGGTTCGTTCTTGAAATACAGTAGTTCAGGAAGCAGCGCGGTTGTAACGGCATCGACCTCTAGCCCCACGGGCGGTTCTGACGGCGACATTTGGTTGAAGTACTAATATGACGATGAGCGTCAAACAAGGTGGCGTGTGGAATCCCGTCACCGGCCTGTATGTCAAACAAGGCGGCGCTTGGCAGTCCGTTCAAACAGGCTATGTGAAGCAAGGCGGGGTATGGAATGTTTTCTACTCCTCCGGTTTGTACAACGGCTCGATGACTGCGGGCTATGTATCTGACGGTTTGACGTTTGCGTATATCGGATATGAGCCTGTATACACGATTGGTTCTGTAAGCCCTAGCACGTTAACAGACGGAAAGACGCTATATTCTCTGTACGATTACTACGACCTAAGCGTTGGCTCGTCATACGGATACTTTCAGGTTTCTGGATTTAGTTCTGACCCCGGTTCGTCCTACTTCACGACGTTGACCATCAATTCAACTAACTACAGTTCTTCAAGCGCCTTTTATTCTTACTTTTCAGGCACAGCGTCTTGGATATTCCCTGCTGTGTTTAGTTTCTCAAATGGCAGCACTTACACGGTCGTCATTACCTAAGGCGTGTATATGGAATTTACAAGCGACAAATACATCCTAGAAGTAGTGAACATGAAAGACGGCATGTACACACTTACCCGTAACTATGACGTGGCGCATGTGGTCATAGGCGAAGTTAACTATAACGGCACTGTGTACGAGGCGAAGAAGAACATCGCCAATCTTGCTGCAACCACTGCGATTAACTTCACTATACCTAGCATCGTGTTATTGGGGTATGCAAAGTAATGGACGTCATAGAATTGCTCATCAAAGCATGGCCAGTTCTGTTTGCGATTATTACGTTAATCATCGTCTTGTCAAAACTTGACCTTCGGGTCGCTGTGCTTGAGGACAAGATGAAATCTGCATGGGACTTGATCAACAAGAAGGCCGACAAATGACTGATATTAATGACTTGGAACGATTCAAAGCAGAAGTCCAGGCGGAAATTAGCCGTCTAGAGTCTCAAGCTTCCGCTAAAGACGTCGCTGGTAAAGCCATCGGCAAACATGGACTTGCCTACATCACCACAATCGTGGTGATTGGTGTTATTTCGAGTCTTTACTTAGAGACAGACAAAATCGCTGCCGTCATGGGATTACTTGGAGCATCTTTAACAGCGTTGATTTCCATGCTGGCTAATATTGCTGGCGCGGTAGAAAAGGAAGAAAAACCGGAGTTTGAGGTTATTAAAGAGCTCATCCAAAAACTGGACAAGCTCGATCGCCAAGAGATGCCGATGCGGGTGGATGTTGAAGGGGATCACGTAACTGTCACCAAAGGCGAAGACGTCGTGAGGGCAAAACGATGATGACTTTAATCTCTACTTTTCTATCCTTTTTAACAGGTGGGCTTCCTCGCATCCTTACGATCTTTCAAGACCGGATGGACAAGAAGCACGAACTTGCCATTCTGCAGATGCAGAAAGAGCGTGAGCTCGAGATGCTAGCCAAGGGATACGCTGCGCAAGCCAATCTCGAGGAAATCAAGACCGAGCAAATCCAGATCCAGGCCAATGCCGAGGAACGTGTGGCCCTTTATCAGCACGACATGGAGATCGGCAAAGGGGCAAGCCAATGGGTGATCAACCTGCGGGCTTCGGTGCGTCCAGTGGTTACCTACATCTTCGTTTTGTTGCTGGTTATCGTCGATGTTTCTGGCATTTGGTACGCCTACAACACAGGCACTCCGTTTGCCGAGGCCATGGATAACGTGTTTTCGGACGATGAGATGTTGATCTTGTCCTCCATCATCGCGTTTTGGTTTGGGACCCAGGCTTTCCAGAAGAAGTGAAAACCAGCGAACGCGCAATTTACATGATCAAGCACCATGAGGGCGTGAAGCTAAAGCCCTATCGGTGCCCGGCAAGGCTCTGGACCGTGGGCGTGGGCCACGTTCTCTACCCCGAGCAGGCCCGATTGCCGATGGCGGAACGCGATCAGATCAACCTAGACGTTAAGGACTTCCGTGTCTGGACTATGGACCAAGTGGACGATCTCCTTGCTCAAGACCTTGCGCGCTTTGAGCGAGGCGTGGCCCGACTTTGCCCTGCTGCTCTTGATAGCCAAGGCCGCTTCGACGCTCTGGTCTCCTTCAGCTTCAATGTAGGGCTTGGAAGCCTGCAAAGATCCTCGATTCGGGCCAAGACCAACCGAAGAGAGTTCGAGGAAGCCGCGGAGGAGTTCATGAAATGGACCAAGGCTGGTGGTAAAGTGCTACCTGGCCTGGTAAAGCGCCGGCAAGACGAGCGCGCCCTGTACCTTTCTGGAGGAGCCTAATGAAAGTTGCCTACGAACCACGGACCACGGCCCAAGGAGCAGTCGAACCTGGCCATGAGGTACAGGTTTTTTGCTCGGCATGCGGGTATGACCTTGACGCTGCGGAGATTGATGCGGACACATGCGCAGATTGCGGCCAAACACTTAACCTTGGCCAGCACGTCAGCATTATGGTCACTACAATGCCCTCTGCTTCTGGCGAAACAATGCGGTGATGTATGAAAAAGCCTGTATGGGATCGCAAACGACCGGCTGGTTTGGGTAAGTCTAAACCGCTTTCGCCGGCCAAGAAGGCTGCTGCCAAGCGCGCGGCCAAGAAGGCCGGACGCCCGTATCCGAACATGGTCGATAACATCCGAGCAGCGAGGAAACGCTGATGCCTCGGATAAGAAAAGACGCAATTGGGCAGGAAATCCGCAAGTCCTATGAGCGCGGACAGCGTGGCTGTCCAGAAGCGACCATGAGTATCGAGCTCAATCTCAAGAATCGCAACAATGCGATCAAGGAATACGGCTATGGGCCGTTGAATCCTGAGTCCGAGTCTCGCGCGTTTTGGGACAAGAAGGCTGCGATGTGGGAAACCACGGTTCGTGAGGCTAAAAAGGCGCGTTGTGCCAATTGTTCTGCGTTTATCCAGACTCCGCAGATGATCGCCTGTATTGAAAACGGCATTGACGATCCGGAAGAGTCCGAAGAGGGGTACGCCGCTGACGTAGTGGGCTCCGCGAACCTCGGATACTGTGAATTGTTTGATTTCAAATGCGCTGGCGACCGTACTTGTGACGCATGGCTAGTCGGTGGCCCTATTAAGTAAGTTGCAGCAATGGCATACCAACGATTGTTCTTAAAACCCGGTATTGATAAGCAAAATACCGAATACGGAGCGGAAGGCGGATGGATCGACTGCGATTACGTCCGTTTCCGCTATGGTTTGCCAGAAAAAATAGGCGGTTGGACCCCGTTTAACCAAGCCACGACCAACCTTGTTGGAATGCCCAGTGAAATTATCACTTGGACGGCATTGGACGGGTCTCCGTACGTCGTAGTTGGTACTTCCCGCAAGGTTTACGCGTTTTACGGCGGTACGTGGGCAGATATCACCCCGCTTCGTTCAACGGCGACTGGAGTTACGTTCGATACCTTGAACGGAAGCACGACGGTCGTTGTAAATGACCTTGCCCATGGTGCGCATGAGGGCGACTTCATCACCATCAGCAATACAACGGGTACTCCCGGTGGTATACCGAATACCGACTTAGATCACGAGTTTGAAATCACCAACATCATCGACAATAACTCCTATGAAATCCAATCCCCCACGCAAGCCTCGGCGACCGCAGCAGGCGTCGGCTCGGCGGACGTCGCGTACCAAATCAACGTCGGCACAGACCTCAACTACTTCGACTACGGTTGGGGCGTCGGTGGATGGGGCCTCGGCACGTGGGGAACGCCACGTACTTCAGCGACTGCGGGAGCTGGTGTCGCGCTGTATTCGCGCGTTTGGCAATTTGATACGTACGGGGAAGTCCTAATCCTGC